CCGGCCGCCGCGTACGAGACCCTGGCCGAAGTCAGCGGGTCCGCCGTGATGGTGTAGGTGTCCGTCACGTACAGCTGGTGCTCGATCTTCATCGACATGACTTCCTGCCCTTCTTCTTCCAGTGCGGTGTGATCCGGTCCTTGACGCGCTCGACAACGTCCTCGCGCTTGGAGCCAGGGTTCTTTTTCATCTCTGCGGCGACGTTCTCGTCGAGAATCCCTTGGTCGATGTCGATGCGCTTGGGGGGCGGCTGCTCGGGAGGCACGTAGTCGATGATCCCGTGGACCTCCAGATTTCTGGCCTTCGCCACGCGCCGGACGTCCGACACGCTGTCTACCCACGCCTCAGGGTCCCGGTGGCCCCTCTTGTCGGCGAGGCCTCCCATGTAGAACCGCCCGGAAGTGTTTATGCCCGCCTCGCGGGCCTCGCGCACCAGCTTTCCGGCCCACTTCTGCCCCATCTCCCCCATGTACTCGTTGTTGTACCGCCCCTGCATGAACGCCCTGTCGGACCCCCTGGTGCCAGGTGGCGTCTGGGACGCGCACATGGCGGCAAATCGCTCGGACTGGCCGTCCCGGATCATCCGCTTGTAGTGTCGGACGGCGGCCGGACCCAGGGACTCGACGTCTGGCGGAACTGTCGTCTTTCGGCTCACGGCATAAGCTCCTGAGGGATCTGCGGGAGGCCTTCCTGGGGAGCGCCATCAGGAGGCGGCGCCGGCTCTCCGGACGGAGGGCCTTCTCCGGCTGGCCCTGGCGGCATGGCCATCGGAGGCGGCATGGGTGGCGGCGGTGGCGGCACCAGGTATGGAGTGGCATCCAGGTCCATCGACTCCGCCCAGTCTCGGATGAGGGCATTGAACGGATCGACGACGCCAGATCCGATCAGGCCCGACAGAACGGGACCGAGGTTCTGGAGCGCCGACTGCATCTGCTCGATGCGGGTCTGCTTGTTCGGCTTTCGGGCGCTTCCGGCCTCGATCCTGTAGTCGTACTCCTTGGCGATCGCAAGGATGTCCATCGAAGCAACGTGCTGATCCCACGCGAAGGCGCCGATGGGACCAAGGATCTGGGAGACGTCTCCAGAAGTCAGGAGCCACCGGGAGGCCATCGCTTCCTTGCGCGCGAGCTCCGACATGGAGTTCTCGACGCACTCCGCCATGTCGTCGGGACGAATCGAGATCTGTTCCGATCGGACGGACGCCTCGGTGGCGGACCTCATCTGCTTGTTGGTGAGCCCATAGACCAGCTCGGTGAGACCGAGGCGCTTCTCCAGCATCTCCGTGACAGCCGAGATCACCTTCCAGATTTCCGGAGACATGTCCGGCATCTGGAAGATGCTGATGAGGTCGTTCACGCTGCGGCCGACCATCTCGCTGAGCTCGACGATCTTGAAGCCCGCCTGCGACTGGCTGAGGATCTGGTCCTTGACGTCCTGGTCGGCGGCCTTGCTGACGCCCACCAGCGTCTCGCAGCTGATTGCCACTCGCTGAGCCAGGAACGAGAACGCCCAGCAGAGGAACCGCATCTCCGGGATTGCTGGCTTGACGTGCGAGATCGGCCAGACGTATCCGGGCTTCCGGTGGAAAGCCAGCATCGTGAACGGCCATCCGTTGGCCTGGGCCCAGAACGGGATCGGCCACTGCGTGGCTGTGAAGAGCGTCGGCGGCAGGCCCGTCTCGGGATCGACCTCCTCGGAGAGGGCCTGAGGAGACACGTTCAGCGGGTAGTCCACGCCTTCCGCCACGACGATGTACACGTTCTGGCCGAGCGAGTCGAATACGCCCCTCTGGTCCGCAGGGGCGTCCTTGAGCCGATCGCCAAATCCCGTCTTGGAGTAGATCTTCCAGTAGGTGACGAGGTCGTTGGTCTTGCCGACGCGCTTCCTGGGAGATCGACTGTCGTCTGTGTACAGGCCAGACTCGCGAACCTCGTCTGACTTCACGTTGGCGCGGCCGTCGAGGTTGGCTCGCAGCTCGTTCCTGTCGAGGCCGTACTGGTCAGCCACGACATCGATCGGATGCACACATCGCCTGGCGCACCACGAGATGTCCTCGATCTCCATGGCGTCCGGGTCGAGCAGGAGGTTGTCGATCGAGTCAGCGAAGCTCCCGACCGACCTCGTGCTGGCACCAGGGTCTTCAACGAGCTCCGTCCACCACGCGCCTGCGCCCTTGATGATGGCCTCGTCGACCACACGCCGGCAGTGCGTCTTGAGGTCGAGCTGGGCTGGGGTGAAGTTCAGCAGGCGCGACATCATGTCGGCGACCGCCTTCCGGACTCCGTCTGCCTGCATGGTCGCCTGTGCGGCCATCTGGTACTGCTGCATCCCGGCCATGTCTTCTGGCTGAATGCCGACGATATCAGGCGTCAGGTACGGAAACGCTTTCGGCGTCACGGTCCGGACTGGGTTCCGGTGGTAGATGACGGCCGAGAACAGCTTGACGGCTTCGAACAGCCGATTGACCTGCATCCGGAATCCCGGAGGCGTGATGCTTCGGTTGTATCCGTACTCGGACTTGGAGTACGAGTCTCGCCAGAACCAGTTCTGCGGACCGTCGAAGAAGTCCATCGCCTCTCGGGCGTCTTCGGTGAACGGCTTTTTGTGCTTCTGGGCGAGGTCCAGCTTCTTCAGCCAGCCCTTTGCGATTGACCGAAGCACATCCTCGCCGACGTTTGCCGGAGCAAACGAACTGGCGTCAAGGTCGCCGACCTCCATGTCACCCTCCTGGCGTCACTGCTTCCCTACTGCTGCTTCTTCGAACGCTCGTGCTGGGCCATCAGGGATGCCGATAGCGGCAGAATCTTCCTGATGTTCTTCTCCAGGTCGCTGAAGTCCCAGCACCCCCACTGCCGCCACGCGTCGTTTTCGCGAAGGCCGGGATCGTCCTTGTGTCGGACGCTCATCTTCTCGACGAGCCCGCCCGACGGAGAGAACACCATCACGCTCACCGTGACGGCGCCAGGCTTGCGGCAGATGAACCCGAGCGAGGGGCTCTCCAGGTTCAGCGGGTCGCGGTAGTAGTACACCTGCGTCCCGAGCTGACATTCGGGCGGAGACCAGATTTCGGCTTCAGCTGCCATGACTTCCTCCAGTGGAAGGGCCTAGGTAAACGAACGATTCGTCCTTGATTCCCATGCGTTTCTTGCGATTGCGCACCCACTCAACGTACCACGGGTCAGGCCCCACCTCGACCTTTGGCTTGTGGTAGCGCGGGTTGTATGAGCACAGGTATTCCAGGCACTGACATGCGTGAACCTCGCCCCTGGTGTTTGGCTTGTCGGTGACGACATGCATGCCGGCAGCGTAGATGGTCTGCTTCCTGTAGCGCTTGAGCTCGCGCTCCAGGTCCGGGACAGCGCCCCTCAGTACGCGCAGCCTTGGGGTGCCGCATGGCCTCACGTGGAGCATGGACTGGGTAGCGACCATTCTCGCCTGGATGTCGTCGCAGGCGGCCAGGAAGCTGCTTCCTGTCGTGTGGCTGCGCACCCCTCGGCTTCGAAGCTGATCGGTGTAGAGGTCCACGGGCAGTCTTCCAGACCCGATGTCGCGGATGCGGCCGCCGTGCATGTCGATCAGGAAGGCGTGGAACTGCTGGTGGCCTACCCTGGCGGCGAACTTCTCTCCGAAGATCTGGGCGTTGCACTGGCGAATGTAGAGCTGGTCGTACACGAGGACCATATCCTCGTCGGGCGGAACTGCGGCAAACAGGACTGACGTCACCTGATGCCCAGGGTCGATGACCGCGTACCTGGTCCATTCGTCCGGAACGGTCATGTTCCGCAAGGATGTCCTGTCATACCCGTGGACCGACATGTGGAAGGTGGGGTAGCAGAGGAAGCTGTCTGTGTTGAAGTCGCCGTCGCTGCGCATCCGCAGGACTTCTTCACCCAGCGCCGCCCAGCCTTCGATGCGCTTCCGCTTCTCGTCGCTGTCGATGTGCGGGTTGTCGAGAAACCGGAGCTTGAAGCAGACGATGTCGGGCTTGGCCTTGGACGTCTCCGCCTCTGAGGTGGCGCGCTCGTGGAGGCCGAGAAGGGCGTTGTTCTTGGAGTGCGGCATGGCGCTCCAGGCCAGCCGGCCCTTGTTGTCGGACAGGCGCGCCTGGAGCTCTGGCACCCAGTTCTCGTCCCCCTCGATGTCCTCGTCGATGTGGACTCGGTCGACCTTCACGCCCTGGATCGGATCGGACTGGCTGGAGCAGAAGTAGATGATCCAGCCCGTTGTCAGCTCGCAGGACTGTATCTGCCTCTCGGCCTTATTCAGCCAGGACATGCTCTTGATCAGGCGAGGCGGGATGAGTGGCGGCGCGGGCTTGGATTCGTCCTTCCGAGCCTTGTCGGCGTCTGGGTCGTACGCGCGCCACTCCTTGGTTTGCGCATCCCGGATCATCTTGAACGCGCCGGCCTTGAACAGGTACGGGTACACGACCTTGCCGATGTGGCCCCAGTGCTGGCCGACGATCACCAGGACGCCGCCCTCGGCCGGGTACTTCTTGTACGGATCCTGGCCCGTGACCGCCCTCGCATCCTCGACGAAGGTGCAGAGCGACTTGCCGGATCGATTGCCGCCGATCACCAGGACTTCGCTGGCTGGGCAGGAGTGCGTGGGGGCCTGCTCAGGAGTCGGCCGGTACAGCCGCAGGGCCTCGATCCTCCGGTCCGCCAGCTCCGCCTGGATCTCCTTGATCTGGCCGAGCGCGAACCCGCTCATCTTCTTGACGGTCGGCAATGGCGGCGGCGCCTGGGGCTTCTTGCGAGAGCGTCCCATCGATGATCCTTCCCTGGAACTCCGACGCGAGTGCTCGCAGGCGACCGTCGAGCTCAGCCTCAAGCTCGTCCTCGGTCCACTGCGTGAGCGGCTTCTTGGCCCCACCCTGGTCGGTGTTCTTTGTCACGAGACGGACGACCGTCTCCAGCATTTTTGTCCTTGCGGCGCCGCCAGGAGGGCTGTCGAAATACTGCTTGACCAGAAGGGCGGAGAAACCGCTCGTTCCTCCGAAGTACTCCATGAGCCGCTCAAGCAGCTCTGCGGAGTGCGGGATGCTCTGGCCGCCGGTCTGGGCGGCGCGAAGGAAGTTGTTGACCGCCCCTACCTCGACGTCCTTGAGGTACTGGGCCTTCTTCCTCTTGCGCTTGCCGGCATTGATGGCTCGACGGCATATCAGGCACCTGGTGTCCAGGAGACCGTCTTTCTTGCGCTTGAAATTGTCGTGGTTGTTTGGCAGCTGCTGCCCGCACTCGCTGCACACCTTCCACGCGTCTTCGGTCATCTTCGATCCGGCTGCTGCACCGTTCGGATCATCGGCGGCATGCCGTCCTGGAGGATCGAAACCGGGTCAGGAGAAGCCTCCCGGTCTTGGCCTATGGCGGCCGGTATCTCGCCGATCAGGCCGAGCTTCCTGAGCTGGTCGGTGTACTGCCTGACTCCTCCGGCAGTCCTGTCGTCCACGATCGGCGGGTTTTGCACCGGTGCTCCTTTGCAGGGGACCAGCTCATTCTACCCGTGAAACGCCTGAGCGCCAGAGCTGGTGAGGCCCTGGCGCTCAGGACGATTCCCCTGGAGGAGGACGATCAGCCGCGGATGATCGTGGCGACCTGCACGCGCACGCTCGTATCCGCCGACGCTGCTGGCTTGATGGCGTAGCCGACCTGGGTTCCGGCGCCGCCAGCGGTGGCGCTCCCGGCCGTGGTCGCCGAGATGTTCACCGACCCGTTGGCCAGGATGGCGGTCCCGGTCACCTTGGACACAGCAGCAGGGCCGGAGACGACCACCCAGCACACCTCGTCGACCGGGACGTTTGCGCTGAGGTACTCGTCGACCACGCCGACCAGAACGTCGGTGGAGGCCGCCACGCCGCCGATGTACGCCAGGCCGGCGTCCTCGGGAGTCGTCGCGGCGCCGTCGTGGGCCCGGAACTTCACGACCGATCCCGGAACGAGAGCCGCTCCGGACGTGTTCTTCACAGCCACGCACTCGACAGTGCGATTGCTGAGCTTCTTCTTCGTGATCGGGCTCTCGTCGAGAA